CTTCACTGTTTCACCAAAGCTGTTCACACTTTCCGTGTAAGTCTCTATGGTTCCGCTGTGTTTTAAACGTCCGATCCTCATACCGGTATGATCCTGTAACTGTCAAGCAGATGGTTAAAATACCCCTGCTTTGCACTGCTCACGCTCACACCGTCCACAAGGTTTTCTCTGTTCTCAAACAGCGTCAACCCATATATCAAGATCCACGACGTAATGGCATCAGGAACCGAACTGTAACCGCACTCGAAAGTGATGACTACATTGTTCACACCGTCCGCTTTCACATCTGTCGGAAGTGTATTGAAGTACAGCACCGCAGGTTCTATGACATCATCCAGGTAGAAATCCGTCCAAACCTGAGTCACACCGTCAACATCGATGTACTCCACCTTTGTCACGCTCCCAAAAGGAGGCTTAGGCAAGACCACCACCGAGCTGAACGCATCCAGATACCCATCATAGGTCGCCGTTACCAGCTGCCTGTTTGTGATCTGCTCCGCCTTCTCAGTCGCCGCCGTCAATGTCCTCGTGATGTCAGCATCCTGCTCAGTACCAATGACCCTGTAGAAGCTTTTAGCCTCTTCAAGAGAAACAGGTAACGTTGCCGGTGCAGTGATCATCTTGAGTTTCATTTATTTGCCTTTTTTACCAAGTTTTGAAGCTACGTGTTTCATGAATGTCTCACCGTAGCTTTCATCTATGCTCTCCAAAGTAGTGATAACGGCCACCAGATCATCCAGCAGCGCATTGGCTTCAGTTTTCAGCTCATCTTCTTTTTGAATAGCAATGATCTTCGCCTGCTTCTCGGCTTCTTTGGCTTTTGCCTCTTCAAGTCGTTTTTCAAGATCAGCAAACTCTTTTTTTACTTTTGGCTCCGCCTGCCCACTTGTGATGAGCGTGTAGGCTTCAACATCAGACACAGTTATGGTGTCACCAGGAGAAAGAGACTCCTCAGCAGACACGCGGCCTACAAGTAGTTTGATTTTCATATCAGACTACTTACGCCATAACCATTTTTTTGATGGCTTCAGCAAGTACAAGCTTACCGTCAACACGTTTGTCCACTCTGAAACCTACATGACCCGTGTCTGCATACTTCTCATCAAGTCTCTTAATGTTCATCACAAGTCTGTCTTTGATGTAGTAGTACCCAAAGTCTCCAAACGCAATAGGTGAAGTTCCCGTAGCAACATCCGGCATGTGTTTGTTCGTAATAATTGGATAACCGTCAAGCGTATCAGGCTCACCGTTGAACCCTTTTGACCACAAATAGTCACCGTTTCCGTCTTTGAGCTTTCTCACAAGTTTTTTTGTATTTTTGTTCATACACCATGACGCGTTTTGCTCATAGTCTTCATCAATACTATACTCAAGATCAACGATCTCGTCTGCGGTAAATGCAGTTGCAGAAGCAGCAGTGACACCTGTGTCGGCTGTCACAAGGAAACCTGTAGGTTTTTTCACACCATCACCTGCAACAAAAGCAGCTTCTTCAAGCTTTGTTGTTGATTTTGCAAACTTAATAGCCACATAATTTTCAATGGCAGGCACAGTGTCCTGGAGTGCTTCATCTGTCACTTTGACGATGCGCCCTGCTTTCCATGCTTCAAGAACAACTCTTCCAATGGTAGGATCACTCTCACCATACGTTCCCTCTTCATCGACCCAGGTACTTGACCCGTCATCACCTTCTACAGCCAGATTTTCAGTTGATGTCGATGTAGATACATTGGCAGCATTACGAATGTATGACTTTTCAGCAAGTTTCATAATGATAGTTTCAGCAAAACTTTCAGGTACCAGGTACCCACCTTTTGCATCTGTACCGGTATTTAGTGAACGTGCTTCGTCAGGTGTAAGTACTTCTCCCTTTTGCGCTTTCCAGAATGCTCGCTGATATGTGTCGATCTCTTTGTCTGCATCACCTTCCTTCCCTGATCTTTCTTCACCTGGAACAAGTGGAGATCTTTGAGATTCATCAAGTTCACCATCGAGCTTGATCTGTCTCTCTATTCTCTGGATGTCTGCCGACATTCCGTCAAGATCTCTTTCCATATTGTCATATTTCTCACCCTCTTCTTTGGTAAGCTGTCTCTCTTCTGTCTCGGCAACACCCAAAAGTGCTTTCATTGCCTCCGCTTTTTTTGCTCTCTGAGCAAGTAGTTTTTCTAAATGTTTGTTCATGACAATTTCTCCTTTAGTTTAAGTTGTCTTTTCATTGTGTCTATGTTTCTTCCGTCCATCACCGTTTCAGGCTCTGGTGGAGTACTCTCTTCCACTTGACGACCCACTGTCGCACCGCTGTCGAACCCTTTCCATACCGCAGAGAGTTCGACAATGTCAAAATCTGCCACAAGCACATGGGTGGGTTCTTCTCTTCTCTCTGTAGTGGTAACATCGTTGATGCAGTACCCTATGGAAACATCAGTTAAAATACCGTCAAGGTACTTTCTGAACACCTGGTAGCTGCTGTCGTCACGTCCAAAGATCACATCTACTTTCAACTCGCCGTCTTCAACACGTGCATTTTCAACACGGCCGATGGCATTGTCTACTGACGGTCTGTGATCTTTGAAAAAAGTTCGTAATTCTGAATAGTTTGCACCTCCTACATCAAGTTCTTCAAGATAAATTTCATCGTTCCACCAGTCATAACGCTCACCGGCATTGTCACGTGAAATAATGACAAAGGGAACTTTTCTGCTCTCTTCATCTATGAGAGATACATCAGCTTTGGCAGAACGCTCTATCTGCCTACCATTAAGTCCAGATACGATCTCCGCCTTGGTTCTTGTCTTCATTTTTTTAGGCATTTTCACCTCCTTGTGTCATGTTTAAAGGCAAAATAGGATCATCTAGCCCGTCAAGCGGGTTAAGGTCTTCCATCTCTCTTGCTTCGTTTCGTGTAAGCCAACCATCACGGATACCCGTTCCATAGGCTTCGTATCTTGTTTTGGTATCACCTCTTAGAAGTGCAGACATATTGAATTTTACATAGTATTCTGTACTGTCTCCGAAAAGTGCAATATTTAGAGTCTGCTCGATCCTCAATATCCAAGGTCTTAGCGTATGGATGACAAAGTCCAAACTCTGCTGCTCCATATTGTTAAAACTTGATTTTTCAAGATCGTTGATCATGTGAAGAGGTACTTTAAAAATAGCCGCAATCTCACTTCTCTGATATTTTCGTGACTCAAGGAATTGGCTGTCATTGTTTGGAATGGTGATCTTCTCGAAAGTGAGACCGCCTTCAAGAAGGAGAGGCTTCCCGCTGTTTAGCAGTCCCGTGTAGTTTCCTCTTAAATCTTTTTTGAGTCTTTCATACGCCTCTTCCCCAAGTTCCCCTGGAGTAGAAAACGCACCTGAAGCATTGGCACCGTTTGCAAAGAAGTTTGACCCAAACTCTTCCATGGCCATAGACAAACCCAATGAGTTCGCATTTTCACGAATAGGTGAAATTCCGTGTATTCCGTCAAGGGAAGCGCCAACTGTGTGCAGCACTTCATGTTTGTATAAAAATACTTTACCGATCTTTGTAGACTGGTAGATGTACCCAAGTTCACCGCTTTCACTTCTGACCACCTGCATATTGTCAGAAAGAAGAGGGTAAAACCCGGTGATGTCACCTCTTTTGTTCCTGAGTATTTGAGAAAAAGCGGCACCGCGACTGACAAGATTCAGCATTTGCGCTTCTATCCAGTTAAAAGAGGTCATCTCGTCGTTAGGTTTCAGGTGCAGGGCATTGTAAAGTTTGTGGCTTGTGGCTTTTTCTTTGGTGCTTTTGCCGTTTTTTGTGCTTCTCTTCATGAGATGTAGAGGCATGCCGGCAACACCCTCACTCAAAACTTTATAGCATGAGAAAACAGTCGTGTGTCTCATGGCTGTGTCCTGAGTAACACTTACCCCTGATTTTGAAGTGACAATGAGGTTTTGAAATGCGGAAGCCACCTCCGGACTGCTGAGTGGATACGATTCTCTTTTTTTGAAAAGTTTACTGAGGCTCATCTGTAGCCTTTGAAAGTTCGTTGATGTCTATGATGGTCATAAGTGGTTGGATCATAAGCGTTAAGCCTACTGAGATTTTAAAAAGGTAGTTTTCTGCTCCATCAAGCGGGAACATGAGAAAAGCCATTGACATAATGACAAACAGCAGAAGCATTAACAGTCTGTAGATAAGTATATGCTTCAACTCGTCCGTCATATTCGCTCCAATATAATTAATATTGAAGCCATTATTTCAAAATAACCACCGCATCATGCGGGGGTGTTATGAAAAGTTACCGATTTTTAAAGAATTTTACAAAGAACGCATCCCTCTACTCTCGTAGACATTCGTTTCCTGCTTCTCATTCTTGTGTATCAGTATCGCCATAGCATTGATAATTCCGGCAACACCGTCTATTTTACGCGTCGGTTCCGATTTGTCAAGCATCACATTCCCCTGGGCATTGGTAATGACCGTGAAGTTTGACATCATCCAGGTCAGTACCGGGTCGCCGTCATGCACGATCTTCCCGTTGATTATGAGCTTTAGCAGCGTAAGTATAGGCTCGGACAGGTCACGGAACCCCTGGACTATCGGAATGCAGTGGTCATACGTCTTTTTATAGATGTCCATATTGTCATGGTCGATGTCCTCACCAAATTCAAGCAGCAGGTCAGTGTCTATGGGTTCTTCTATGAGCCTTACAAGCTTCTTGGCCTTGTAAATGTCATACCCGAAAGACTCCATATTGCCTATGTCCTTCATGATCTCATTGTAAATGTACATGTAGTTTATGGTCGCACCAGGTGTAGCCGTAATGTACCCCTTGGTAGCCCACGCGAACAATGGCACCCTGAGCTTCCTTTCTCTCTCCTGAAGCGTGTCAGCAGGCACATAGT